AAGAACGCTTCATCAACAACATCGCTGCGAAGCTGCGCATCCATCGCAAGGTGGTTGCTCAGCTCGCAACGGGTGGAGGCAAGACAGTATGCTTCGCTGCGATATGTGACCGTTACTGCGCTAAGTCGAGCCAAGATGTCCTCATCTTAGTTCACCGAGAAGAACTGCTCACACAGGCATCCAAAGCCATCAATCTTCCAGTGCAGAAAGTTGTTGCCGGAATGAAGACCATACCGCCTGCCCGTGTCTATGTCGCAATGGTGGAGTCAGCTCACAAGCGGCTCGCAATGTTCAGCAACATCGGCATGGTAATCGTTGACGAGTGCCACATTGGAAACTTCACTAAGGTAATTGATCACTTCAAGGAGCAGTACATTATAGGCTTCACTGCCACACCACTTGCAGCAAAGAAGACCAACCCACTGCGCAACTACTTCAATGACATCGTATGCGGCATCGATATCCCAGAACTAATCGAAGACGGCTTCCTTGCACCTGAGCAGACCTACTCATCATCATCCATTGTGGAACGTGCAAAGCTTAAGATGAAAGCAGGCGAGTTCGATGCAGCGCAGATGGGAGCCATGTACAAAGAGCCTAAGTACATCGACACCACATTGAAAGCCTACCAAAAGCATTCACTCGGGCGCAAGACAATCATCTTCAATTGCAATGTAGAGCACTCGCAAGCAGTCAATGCCGCCTTCCTTGCAGCAGGATTTAACTCGCGGCATCTCGATGCCACCTCAACAGATCGCGCAGAGACCCTCGAGTGGTTTGCCAACACTCCAGATGCCATCCTAAACAACATCGGCATTGCAACAACAGGCTTCGATCAGCCCGACATCGAGACCGTTATAGTTAACAAGGCAACAGCATCGATGCCCCTTTGGCTTCAGATGTGCGGCAGAGGTGCTCGTCCGCATCCAATAAAGCTCGCATTCACTATCATCGACCTTGGCGGCAACTGCCTCACGCACGGCTCATGGGCTGCCTCCCGAAATTGGGAGGATATCTTCCACAATCCCAAGAAGCCAGGCGCAGGAGTTGCCCCTGTAAAAGAGTGCCCCAACTGTGCAGCTCTTCTGCACACATCGAAGATGGAGTGCTATTGCGGCCACATCTTCCCCAAGAAGATTGTGCTTGACCAAGGCATTGAGGACTTCATCCTTATGACTGATTCAGTCGACATCAAGAAGCTCATACAGATGAATGAGCACCACAAAGAATACCGATCCCTATTCGTTGCCATTGAACATGTTGCCCTGCTTGCAAAAAAGAACATCAAGAAATTAAATGCAGACAACTACCAACATATTGCAAAAAAGAATTACGAAATTGCAAGGCTCTGGTGTCATGAACGCAACAGGAAATTTAACCGCTTCCATAAAGACTTGGCTGATGAGAAACTAAAAACAACCCTAAAATCAATATATAATGCTGATATCCTCCTATAAAAATGTCCTTGACAAACAAGACACCGACATCGAACTTGACACCTTCCTCGAAGGAGTTCAGTTAGGCAAATGGCAAGACGTTGCTCTTGATGTGCGCAATGCACCGACTAAAGAAATCAAAGCACTTAAGAAGAAAAATGCTCCAGTCTTTGCAATCAGTGGCTCATTTGCTGAACGCAAAGCTGATGGCCTACGAAAGCACTCCAACTTCATAGCCATCGACATTGACAACATTGATAATCCTGCCGAAACTAAAAAGCGTATAGGTGCTGACCCTTATATTTATTCTGCATTCATCTCCATTGGAGGCAATGGCCTGTGCTTAATTATTAAGATTGATGGCTCTCGCCACCTTGATGCTTTCAATGGTATTGCTGCATACCTATACAACGAGTATCAGCTTATTGTCGATCAGTCTGCAAAGGATGTATGTCGATTAAGATTTGCATCTTATGATCCTTTCTTGCTGCTTAATAAAAAGTCAACAACATTCAAGAAATATTTACCAAAAAAGAAAGAGCCGAAGTTCGAGAAGATTTTAGTAATTAAATCAGACTTTGATTCCATCATAGATCAGATGGATAAAAAAGGACTTAACCTATGCGAAGATTATTCTGATTGGATTAGTATCTGCTATGCACTCGTTTCCGAGTTTGGAGAAGAAGGTCGAGACAACTTTCACACCTTATCATCTCACTCCTCCAAATATAATTCAATCGATTGCAATGCCCAGTTTGATGCCTGTCTTAAAAGCCATGATGAATCCAAAGGCAAGAAGTCAAGCATCAGAACAATTTACCATCATGCCAAGCAGAACGGCATTGATAGGTATTCTGAATACACCAAGAGCATTATGCGACAAGCAAGCTCACAAAAGGCGGCAGGACTGTCAACAGAAGCCATCATTGAAACACTGGAGAAGCATGCCGGAATAAGTCCTGAAGACTCGAAAGAAATTGTCGAGCAGATGGCAAGCAAGGATATCAAGTACAAATCAGAGAACGTAAGCGAGGACATTGCTGCATACATAAAAACATTCGACCTTAAGAAGAATCTTATAACTCGCAAAGTTGAAATAAACGGAAGACCAATTGATGATTCTGAAATCAATTCCATGTTCCTCGATTCAAAAGCAATATTTAAAGAGTCAAACAAAGACCTTGTCACATCGATTATATTCTCCAATCGAGTACCATCTTACAATCCGTTGCATGAGTTTTTTGAATCAGAGCTATATGAATACAATAACGATCAATGGCCAAACATTCAGCTACTACTTAGCAGCGTACATACCGATACCGCTGATGCAGACTATTTTATTTTAACCTGGCTGCTTTCAATTGTCGCATCTGCATACGGTCATAAGTCAGAGCTTGTGCTCGTATTCTGCGGCGAGAAGCAAGGCACTGGTAAGACACACTGGTTTCGATATATTCTTCCAAAGCCAATCAGATACCTTTACGCTGAGTCCAAGATGGATGCAGGAAAGGATGACGAGATACTGATGTGCGGCAAAATCATAATCAATGATGACGAGTACGGCGGTAAGTCTAAGCGAGAAGAGAAGAGAATGAAGGAACTAACTTCCAAAGAATTCATCAACGTGCGCGAGCCTTACGGCCGAGTATCTACCGACCTAAAGCGAATCGCAGTATTTTGCGGAACATCTAACGAGATGCAGATACTTAGTGATCCAACTGGAAACAGACGTATTATGCCAATCCACATACTTGATATAGACCATGAGCTTTACAATAAGTGCGACAAGGATCAACTTTGGCGCGAGCTGTTCTGCATGTTCCAGATGGGTGCTAACTATAAAATCCTTGGTGATGACATTGCAAAACTTAATGCAGCAACTGAAAGTTACAAGCTATCCACTCCGGAAGATGATCTAATAAATAAGAAGCTTACACCTGGCACTTCGACATCACTTGGCGAATGGATGTCGATTACAGACATTCAACAGTACTTGATGCTCGATACAAAGTTCAACTACCTCAACCCACAACGCATCGGATCAATCCTTACCTCGCTTGGATTCCAAAAGGAACGCAGAGGAAAACGTGGCCAACTCGTTATGATGTACTATGTTACGAAGAATTTTGGTGACTAAATGCATCATCTTGCATCAGCTTAGTCAAAAACAAGGGTGATGCACTGAGTCGCTACTCTATCAAAGGTTTTAGAGGATTGCATCAGCATCATTCGAAAAACTTAATAATTAACAGATAAATATATACATGCACACACACACACACATATGCACACACATTATATTATTAGCAAACTCCAACTATTACATTGTGCCTGATGCAAGATGATGCAATGAACGAAACAGCAACCCAAGCGAAAGCCTTTCAAAACCTTTGGAACGCACGCCCAGACTTAAGAGGACGGATATTTGCAATCAACAACAACTCCATCAACGGCATCAAGGGAGCAATGAATAAAGCGATGGGAGTCATTGCCGGTGTTGCCGATATGTGCTACCTCAAGTCAGAAGGTAAGACATGTTGGATTGAGTGGAAGACAGACATCGGCAGACAGTCACCTCAACAGATCACCTTCGAGAAGCTTTGCCGATCACTGGGCCATGAGTATCACATTGTAAGAAGTGAAGCAGAATTTTTAAACATCATAAACCAAACATCATGAACAATTGTAAAAAATGCGGACACGATAGCTTTGAATATCGTGAATCAGGCAATCACGTTGGACAATATTGCGCCAAGTGTGAAGCATGGCAGAAATGGATATCTCAAAATAAACCAATGAAGACAATGCCATTTGGTAAGTACAAGGGAGAAATCATATCCGAAATAAATGACTATCAATATTTAGAATGGCTTGAGCAATCTTTGTTTAAGTGCGACAAATTTAAGTTCTCAAAAATAATTGAATCACTAAGAGAAAGGCTGAAGGATTATGTCAACAGAGGAGAAGATAATTAAGACCATGAACGAGTACTATCCGATTGAGGGCAAGATTGTCGATGGCTGCGTGACATATAATTCAACACAACGCACGCATGAAAGCTTTAGGCAGCACTTGATGAATGCAGATCCCGAAAGTATTGTGTACACTTACTACCTGAGCCGATGTGCTAAATGGATACGAACATTAAAATTGCACAATCAAAAGTTAATTCCTATCTTTGCGACCGATGGAAGATAAGATTAATACGCACGGCGGCAAGAGAGCAGGAGCAGGGCCGCCGTTTAAGTACGGCGAAGAGACTTGCAACGTAACCTTGCGCATACCAAAGAGCAAGAAGGAAGACATCAAGCGGCTTGTGTACGCATACCTGGAACAATACAAATCAAAACGCACAGATGACTATGGCTGCTAACAGATGGCGAAGTGGATACATGCGCATCCAAGATGACACCTTCACTGGGTACTTGACTCCGATCGGATCAGTGCAAGATGTTGAGGTGACATTCAAGGTTAAGGCCATGCAGCAGATAATGGAAGCATCGGAAAGCATCCAGATGGAAGTGCCGAATGAATATCTTATCGGATCACTGAAGCAGAATGATGAAGGCTACTTCACTGCCGATGTTATCATCTACAACAAGGTTGTAAGATTGAAATTGACAGAGGACGAAATCAAACGCAGCAAAACACTATCTTTGTAAAGTTATGAACAGACAAGAAGCCATCGAGATGCTTATTAATTTAGGTTGTAAAGACTTAACAACTGAGATACATCCGAGAAAATTAAATAAGTATTATTTTAGATATCACATTGGCGGAGGATCTGTTATGGATTTCAACATTGACTATCCTGCTTATGATGAATTATGGGTACATGCAAGCAGACGGAACATTGATAAGCAAATTAAATTTGCCGATTTGCCATCTTTCTTAGCTTCTCAAAATATAAACATAGAACAATTGAATCTCCGTTAAAACTTCGTTATTATGCGAGAAGGGCGCAATGGTGGAAAGTTAAAGTCAGGCAATGAAGGCAACAGCGGAGGTCGACCTCGCAAGCTTCCAGAGCTCAATAAGCTTATGGCTGATATCCTTGGCGATGAGAAGAACGGCCTAACAACTGCGGAGCGCATCCTTAAGGCAATTGAAGCAAAGGCATTGAAGGGAGACATCAAGGCGGCAGAGATGCTGCTTGATCGCGGCTACGGCAAGCCAAAGCAAACCACCGACACCAACATCACGACCACCGAGCCGCTTGTGATTATTCGCACCGAGCCAAAGGCTGAATGAGTTACACCTTAACCGAGACACAGACAGTTGCCTTCGACCAAGCCATCAGCGGCGAGAAGAGGGTGATAGTATTCGGAGGCGCAATTCGAGGCGGCAAGACTTACTGGCTGCTAATCACCATTAGCCAACTCGCATTGCAATATGCAGGGAGCCGATGGGTGATCATTCGCAAGAGCTTACCTGACCTTAAGCGTACAACCTTCCCGAGCTTCAATGGGTTGCTCGGTGATGGGTTGAACGCATACATCCAAAGTTGGAACAGAGATACCAATGTGGTAACCTTCAACAATGGATCAGAGCTTATCTTCATGGCTGAAAGCTTTGATGATGATAAGGACCTCAACAGATTCAGAGGATTGGAGATCAACGGCGCAGGGCTCGATGAAGTCAACGAGCTGCAAGAGCTCACGTTCTACAAGGTGCAAGAGCGCATCGGCAGTTGGAACAAAGCACATGGCAAGCCGCCCATCGTTTGCCTCGCTACTTGCAACCCTGCGAACAACTGGGTGAAGTCAGTGATCTACGATAGGTATCGCGACAAGACACTGCCAGAGCGATGGAGCTACATACCAAGTAAGATCACCGACAACCCACACATTCCGCAAGAGTACCTGGAGTCATTGAAGGAGTTGCCGCCTGTCCAGTATCAGCGATTCGTCGAAGGTGATTGGGACATACTCGATGACGTTGCTAATCCGTTCTTGTACGAGTGGCAGGATGAGAAGCACATCGATGACAGCGTGCAG